CGGCGCCACTTTTATACCAGAAGAATCTCAGACCAATATCTCTACCATCATCGCTGGTCCACGGATTTAAATTACTGCTAAAAGTATGAAGGTCAATAATACTGCTGTTTGTACTCAAATTTTGAGAACTAGTTGTGGTAGTTGTTCCTTGAACACTCAAGTTGCCGGTAATAATTAAGTTGGCTACCGTAGAAGTTAAATTAGCAGTTATTGCACCCGAAACGTTCAAGTTACCAGTTTGAATGAAGCTTTTAACATTACCAACAGTGGTTTTGTAAGTAGTAGTGATTGTGCCTGTGTTAGCAACAATAGGCAAGACTCCGGTGCTACTGGTTGTAATCAAATCCGGTAACGTAATATTGGGCAATTCACTAATTTTAACTGACATGTTCGATCCTATATCTTACTATTTATGGTTTTAAATCCTTAGGCAGTTTTGATAAAAACTGCCTGAACTGTGTTGCTTGCATATAAACCATTACCGTCTGCGGGTGCTGGTCTACTATCGTCTGTTGTCAAAGTAATCGAAGTTTCTGTAGTTACAACGTTTGCAGCCGTATTTGCTACAAATTCAACTGTTAATTCTTCAGGTGTCGAACCTATGCTATTCCATAGTTTACTCTGTAAATATTCTGTACCAACTGTAAATGTTGTGAAAATCCCGGCTGTGGTAATCGCCACGGCACTAAGATTTGCTGTAGAAGTTACTCGACTGTACGGAACTTCTTGAGTAACACTCATGTCCACCACAGAGGTGCCTGCCAAATGTACTTTGGCGCCAGTTCCAGCGGTACCCCTTCTAATCTGTCCAAGTGTATTAGTGCCGTCATCTTTGGTATAGTAAGTGATTCTTTCTCCATCTATCATTACAACGCCCGGAATTCCTGCAACAGCGTTGGGTGCAGGCAATACACTGCTGTTTACCACAGAAATAGTATTTGCAGTAAAGTCTAAGTTAGCGGCCAATGTAGTTGAATTGCTGTCGACTACTCTATAGAACGAGTAATCTGTAGCCTTGTCCTTATATGGTGCCAAAATTGTGCTACCCATTGACTTGAAAATTCTATATTCAAACGTATCGTAAGTAGACTGAACCAACTTTGCAGAAGCCACTGCGGGTCTTATATTTGCTCCAGTAATTACCACGTTTGGTATAGTTGTAAATGCTGTACCAGTACTTACTACAGTAATACTAGTAATAGTTCCGTTGGCTCCAACAACTGGGGATACCAAATAACCATAGCCCGAAGTGTCGGTTAATGTTACAGTTACGTTACCACTGGTATAGCCAAGACCACCGTCGATAATGTCGAACGTGCTGAGTTGGAACGCTGTAGTAGAAACCCACGAAGCATAGCTTGCAGTGGCGGCATTTGTTGCAAATGTTTTGACTCTAACATCTAATGTATCAAAAATTCTACCTGGTACAAGTTCTTCGGGTGCATGACTACTGTAAGTATCTACAAATTCAGCACCGTCTATGATAATGTCCTCGGGTCTTATTCCCAAGTTGGTATCGGTGTAACTGCTAGATATTTTTGTATCTAGCACAGTGTCACTGATTACATAAGTTCCGTCGTCATCCAAATCCAGCGCATCAAATGCAGCCATATCAAATCCGCCAACATCGAATCCGCCTGCGGCTGTATACAACGGTCCTTCCACTGTTACGCCAGGATAGTCTATGCCTGTTTGTAATAGACTAAAATCTTTGCCTAACATTCCAGTTGTAGGATTGTAATAAGCCTGTATTCTATCGTTGGCGTTGGCTAAGTATTCAGGTTTGTATAAAGTTAAATCGTTACCAATAAATGTATTACCGCTGGTAAAATCTTGATTTACAAAATATGATTTATTATCATAACTTATGACTGTTCCAGAACTGTAGCTAGTGTTTGCTTGCCATTCAATTACCGAAGCAGGACCAATTGCAGTTAGATACGTGGCACTGAAACTAGTTCCACTTACAAAAGTATTTGTTCCCACTGGTAGTTTTGTACTGTCAACATAATACAATATACCTCCATGAACAATTTTATCTAACTGCTTGTAAGTTGTCTGCGGAGTCCATAGTTCTCCTAAAGTACCATAAGTTATTCTATCATATACAAGAGTAGTTTTTAGTTTTCGCACTACATCATTGTTCAAAAGAGCATAGGCTCTGGCGCCGGCGCCATTTCCCCCGGTTATAGTAATTACCGGATTAGTAACGTAGTTAGACCCTTTATACAGTACTTGAATTTTAGTTACAACACCATTGGTGATAAGAGCCCGAGCTACAGCATCATTGCCGATAGTACTGCCTGTAACAGTGACCTGCGGAGCTATCGTATAACCGCTGCCACCATCTGTTACAATGATTGTATCTATATAGTATGAATAGTTTAGCAACCAATCTCTGTACTCTATTTTTTGTAGTGCGGCAGTATCTTGTGCATATTCCCCGCTGGGGCTTCTATATGTACGATAAACATTATCGTAATAAGCAGGTAAATCATAGTCTGATGTATACAGATTGATGTTATCAACACCTTTATAGTTTACAATGTATTCTCGTAGTGTGGTATGGAACGGTTTAACTTCATTTATATACTCTTTGATATACTCTTGATTGTCATTTACAAAAATCTGCGGCTGTGTAAGTCCACGAATCTTATGTATTACATCAATAAAGCTAGTCTTGAATACCCAATCAACATATTTTTGCTCGTCCAATACAAAATAGACAAACACAAAGAATAATTCCAAGAATTTAGGATCTAGTTCGTTTACAAAAATATCATCGTGTAATGCTTCTAATATTTTACGTAGTTCAATACTAGGGTTTTGATCAAAACGTTGACTATCAAAATTATCGTTATCAAAACTTAATCCAAACTTGTCTAATTCATAGAGATTATCCGTTAAGTTTATAGTGCCATTTTCTATGCCGATAGTGATAGTTACATTGCTAAACACTCTAACAAGGTTCCATTTTCCTTGCCCATTGTTTAAAATCTTAACAATGTTGCCAGACTTGAGTTTTAATCTTGCCATGTCTGGATAAGTGTTTACTGTAAAATCCGGAATCGCACTTGAGTCATAGCCTGGCGCATACCAGTCTACATACTTCCAAAAATCAGATGTTCTATAACTCTGTACTCTTGTAAGTTTCCAGATATTATTAGATTTTTTAGTATAGATAGTCCATAGATCATTGACTGAACTATCACTTAGCACCAGCACTTTATAGTTGTCTGGGGTAATGATTATATCAATATAGCTGAGTTCTTCTATGTTGTTAACTATTAAATCATAGTACCCGCTGTTTGCCGGTGGTATTTCTTCTCCTGCTGACAGGGTAGTTAAATTATAACCTTCGCTGATTGTGTTTTGGTTGAAAATGTTATTAACATAGGTTACCATCATTTTCACTGCGTCGTTTTTATTAACGAACATACTTTGACGAGGCCTAATATCTATACCGTATCTATTTTGCACCGGTAATTTAGGATCAGGCACAGGGTAACCAAATTTGTCAACGCCCGCCACACTGTCTACAAGTTTATTGTAGATGGTAGTTGGGATGGTAGAAGTTTTACTTCCTGTTTCAGACAACAGTGCATACTCACTGTGAATAATATTCTCAGACAACTTTGTAGCATAATCTATATGTAAAATAGTGTCAGATCCGGTAACTTCCCCGACAATATTGTAGACTGCCACAGCGTTATCTTTTATAGCAGCCATATATTTTATACCGCTGTTCTTAGGATTTTTAATATAGTCTGCTATGGTTATAGTAGAAATATTTCTTCCAGGTATACCAGGGACACTGGTTTTATTTTTTACCCAGAAGTAGTATTTTACTGTTGTATAGTTACTAGCAGGATCCACGTATGCTAAAGTTACGTAGGCATTATTGCCGTATTTTGGTACGCCATTGCCCCCGTTAGCCACATACTGATTTGGAGGATAAATGCTTTCTACCCATTCATATACATCGATATTACTACCAGGGAAAGTGCCTCCCCAATTTGAGGTTCGGTATTTTATACTTCCTTGCTCATAGTCAACAAACCTTACTGTGCTTAGATCCCACCAAACTTGTCCAACTTGAATGTCGCTCCAGAAATATGTTTTGCTAGAGCTTAGTTCTGTATTGGTAGTATTGTTATAAATTGCAGGATCGTAGTCTGTTTTATAGGTTATTTCCTGTTCAGCCAATCCTAGAACTTTGCCTTTGGCAGGATCGATATAATCTAAATTGTACAAAATTGTTTGATCTTGACTGCTGTAAATGTAATTTTTAATTAAACAGTTAATATCAACTCTAGGCTCTTGTTGTCTAATTACGTCCCACCCATTGAGTCTCAGTTCGTCGTCAAACTCAAAAACTCTACCACTGTTTGTTCCATAAGTTCCTTCAGAAATACTTCCAACCAATAATTTATAGTCATTGATAGCTATACTAGATCCAAAACCTGTATTAGCCAATATTGGTATATTAAGTTTAGTAGGACTTAATTGTTGCACATAGTTAAATGTACCTGCGTAATCTATGGTTTCTCTGCTGTCCGATAATAAGTTTAATACCCATACTGCACCAGCTTCAACAGTTTCTGTAAATTTTGTACTTCCAGCGTCAAAGGTTGTTGCTGTTTGATTAACGGCACTAGTGGAGTCGTTGACGTATTTTGTCCCGAATACTGTGGTAGAAGTTGACAAAATATTACTGTATACATCTACGGTAGTATCCAATATGCTTAATGCATCGTCACTGGCCACTGTTAATATTACGCTGCCGTTGCCAATGGTAACAACTTTACCAAAATGGTCATAGATGTTTCCAGTTGGGTTGTCTATTCTTTCAGTTTCTGTAAAGATATCTAATCCCAATTGGTTGATGGCATTTCCAATACAAGGCAGGACCTGTAATTTATTTGCACTGACCTTAGAGTCAGACGTTAATTTCAAATAGCCATTGGCATTAGACGCAATGACGCCAGGGACGCCTGCGTTATTAATATCTGCTACTATTCCGTCAAGATTGGTTTGAATCAACTGCACTACATAATCATTGAGTCTGATATAGGATCCGCTGGTCACTGTTGGATTTTGAATTAGTCCTGTGATTTCTCCATATACTTTGGCTTGATTTAAAAATCTATAAACTGCACCAACTTGGAATCTATTATTCAAGGCTGTGTAGTAAGGAGTACCAGCATATACACTACAATTATTAGCGCAGAGATCTACACTGTAACCAAACTTACTCGAAGCCTGAACATCGTTAGCTTTTATTTCTTCAATTAAGTTGAATCTATTAGTTTCAATTGAAATAACGGACCCTGCAACAGGTGCTGTAACAAACTGTATCCAAGTCGACGCAACAATAGTATAATCGGTGCCCAAAGTCTGTAACGTATCTCCAACATAAACTTTATTCAGGACAGTCAATGCAGATAAACCGCCAAACAATGTTTGCCCTTGACTGATATATTTTTCTACTGTACGATCGTATATACTGATAGTTCCTGCTGATGTATAGGTCACATTTCCTACTGTAACATTCGCAGTTGGAGCTCCAACAATTAACTGTTTACCGTCTGTGCTGGTAGCTAAACTGTAGCCAAAATTACTGCCAGTATTAGCATAGGCTATTGTGCTTACATATTGATAGCCCGAGCCTTGTCGTATAGTCACGTTTCCAGTTGGTGGATTAGCAAAAGTAATAGTTGTACCACTGACAGTAAAGTCTAAGAATGGAATATATTCCTGTGTGGCTCCAACCACATACAGTAATTCAGTTGATGTTGGTGTAAATGATAATCCAAAAGCTGTGGCAGATCCGTTGCCCGATACTGTGTCTAAATGTGCTTCCACATCTGGATTAAATTCATATACATAGACTATATTGGAATTTGGTGCTCCGATGTATAACCACTGGTCGTCATTACTAACAGCTATACTGGTTCCAAACGCCTGTGCATTGCTGGTTGCCGTAGCAATAATTTGTTTTTGTTCTAGTGTTCCTAAGAAATTTCTTTGATAGGCTACAGCCAAACCTTTTCCAGATTTTGAAGCAGGGGCTCCGGCAATTATTCTATCCTTGCCCGAAGCCAAACTAGTACCTAATCCTATTATATCAACTATGTCGGATGATTTACTTACATCTTGAACAAATTGATTGTCTTGACCGGTGATATAGTTAACAACTACACCCTTGCCGTTATTTCCGCCGGGCTGTCCAACTACAGCAAAATTATTGTCCTGACTGAGAGATACACTAGAACCAAAGTAACTATTTACTTGTGGACTGCTCTGTGGCAAGAAGCCCATAATATCCCACGGTTCAGATTTTTCATAAACGGCCCATTTGTTATCAATGGTGTTATTGTTTACCCATACTTTACTGTTTGCAGTGTATCCACCTACAGGTGTAATTGATTTTACCTGACTAGCATAGTCTATTTTTAGACTACTGAATACATATAAAGGTTTACCGGGTTCATATAAATTATTGGTATAGCCTACTAGGTTTTCTCTATTATAGCTTACAAGGAAATTGGACTTGTTTTCAACTCTAAGAATTTTGTACACGCCCGCAAATCTATCGCCGGTGCTCAATACTACAGTATCGTTTACCTGCAAATTAGTTGGGGCAGAAGTTGTAATCTTAATTCTACTGTCCAGTGCTGTGTTAACTGCAACTATTTTAGCCTGAACTTCATCTACTCTAAAGACGTTCCAATCGTTACTGTAATCCACAGCAGTCCAAACTATGCTACCTACTCCTAATTTTGCTACACTATTAGATAGTATAGCAGTATCTGACAGATCGAAAATTGTAAAATCAACATCTTCTAAATTTACAAAACCTGCAGTTTGTATATCTTCGCTGGTATTGCTGTCTGTGGTTCTATTCAACAAGAAAGGTGAAGAGAAAGGAGTCATAGTGGACTTGTACAGTCCTTGATTGTCAGTGTATATAGAAGAATAAATTACACTGTTGTTAGGTGCGACCTCTAAACTTGTAGGATTGTTTAATGTATAGGTTTCATTTAAAACCATTTCAACAAATTGATTAGTTTCTAAACTACCGTATGCACCCACTCTAAAAGCCCAGTTTTCATCAATTTGAAGTTGAGTTTGATCGCCGTTTACATTAATCGAACCCAAAGCGTCTATGGCATTTTTACTGCCTTTTTGTTTAATATATCCTTGATATAATTTTACTTGTGTAGTGTCGTCTAATCCCAGATCGCTGAGATAAGATCTATTTCTATAACCTATAAGTCCCAGTCCATAAATGTCAAATTGACTTTCTAAGTTAACGTTATTAACATCGTAGAAGTCCACAAATCTACCCGCATTAGTGGCAAAGTTAGGTAAAAGTCCAAACTTAACTTTAGTTTTGTCGACTGGAATCCAATCAGAAAACATAAAATCAACACTGCCTACCAAATCGGACTTGGCAGCATAGTAAAAATTCTTATAGTCTACTAGATCACCTTTGAGATAATCCGTGTTCTGTCTCCATTGTGCTACTTGATTTCCGTTGTACACATAGCCCGGAGCAGAGAAGGCACCAGTCCAAGAACCTGTTTTTGTACCCACAAGTTTCATTTTGTATTGACGTTGTCCAAGTGTTGGATTAAAAATCAAGTCATTGAATTCAGTTACATTGTCAAAAATCAAAGCGTGTTCGTATTGAACTAAATTCAATGATGCATAAGCTATCAAATCTGTAGCACTGTCCAATAATAAGTTAAACTGATTATTATTTCTTACAACAGTATAGTCATTGGATGATAGTGTAGTATAATTCTGTGTCATCACTTTACTACCAAAGAAAGTATTTTCAATGGCATCAATGACTGCACTGGTGTTTACATATTTTAATCTATTTGCGGCTGGTCCTAATACAATTACACTACCAGCAGTCCACCCTTGCTGTGCCCAGAATAAAAACTCTTTGGTGCTCAGTGACCAATTTTTAATTTGACCCAAAGTTTCATCGTAATAATCAAACCTTAGACCTTGTACCTGTAACCAACGTTCGTAACCGCAAAGGAATGTGGCTACTTGTTGGAAATTAGTAAACACTGTTCCGTATGGAATACTAATTTTGTAATTGTTAAATTCCTCATAGTATGTAACTGACTGACTTAGTGTTGTAATAGTCCTAATCTTGCCACTGGTTACAGGAGGTACCATATTGAAATATGGACTATTATTGTCGTAACCGCTGACGCTGTAGCCGCCCGTTGGAGTTTTTTCAATTATAACTGCGCTATAAGTGATGTTAGTAATTGGGGTAGATTTATTTAGATACAAATCATAGTTCGCATCAGGCAAAATAACAGACTGACTTCTACTGTCGGGGCTATTTTGATCTGCAAGAATTTTTAAAGTATTCTTATCACTGAAACCCGCCATTCTATAAGTTAGATTCAATTGGTACTTACGAACATAGTTCAATAGACTAGTTTTATCTAACAGTCCAAGGTGAGTTTGATAATCAGTTATCCAATTTAAATATCCTGTAGCTCTGCTTATAGATTTATCGGAGTTAATATAGCCATTGACTTCTATATCATTCTGTGTAATTCTAGTATTTGTGTCGGCAATCTTGTACTGATTAACGCTGGTGTCAAATCGATATTTGTCTGTGTTAATTCCGTATGCAAAATATTTTGCTGGCTTTGTAAGTGCGCAGACAATCTGTTGCGCAAATGGAAATTCGCTGCTTTTCCTCCATGCAGTCTCTGTAGGTCCCCATTGGCCTACTCCCCAACTTCTAGAAAAATTGGTTTCAGTATAGCTTCTTGTCAATAGCCCGATAGGAGGTTTTAGATCTCCGTTTTCATTGACTGGAATAAATTGACTAAGGCCTGGTCTTGCAAACAAAGTGTCAATGCCCTGTCTTGTACCTTGCGCGATTCGTCCAGCTTCCAGATCGTCCCATAAGATCTTATTGCCTGATGTATAGGGCGCTGGACCATATTGATCAATCCACCAAGTTGGTTCTTCGCTGAAACCCAACATTTCCCATGGGGTTTCATTGGGAGTTTGGCAATCATAGAAATATTCAAAACACGCTCTCCAACTACCTGGCAACAACTCACCATTGACTACATCTTTGCCTGTGCTGTAATTAAAGGTCCATGCATTACTTTCATTGTATCCTGTATTTGCTGTATAATTAAGTCTGTTAGTTCCTACCCAAGGAAGAAAACCTTTGCTAACAAGTCTGTTGTAGTCAGCTAAACTGTAATTATTCCTAAACTTTCCGGGTTTACTTTCATATATGTTTATTAAATTTTGACTATAATCTGTCTTAATGTTATTGTAGATTCTCTTTTCAAGCTCTAAAATTAAATCGTCCCTAAAGTCTCCGTATACAGGAGTCATACTACCATCGTGACCACGGATAAACTGTTGCGGAACAGTATAAGAATAGTCTGTTATAATTTCAGGACGAAACTTAGGATAGAGTCCTAGTTTGGTTGGAGTTTCAGGAATGTAACAGCCGTCAGTATTATTGTATTCAAAAATACTGATTGTATCGCCTACATTAAGTACATATTCATTGTCAAATTTGATTCCTGGGCCTGTTTCTAAAAATGTGTAATCTCTGTCAATTAGGATCTGCACCTTGTTTACATAAACCAGTACAGCTTTATTTGATACTACAGCAGGATTAAAAATATTAGTTATTTCATAATTTCTTTGCAATGGGTCAAATACAGTGTAATTGATTACATTTCTATCGCTACCATATGGTATCATATCACTGTAATACCAAGGGAAAGTATTATTCTTTACTTCATTGATCTTTAAAAGAATTGTGTCAACAACTGATACTGGATTTTGCAGTGCAGTTTTACTGCCGCTGCCTGCCAAAGATAAGAATTTATTTTTAAATCTTGTATATTCTTGTTGCGCAAATTGCACACTGGTAACAAAGTTAAATTGCTCATTGCATAAAAACATTGATGCAAATGTCGCTGGGGCACTTTGTTGTAGCATTGTGCCACCCTGTGCCTGTACTTGTATATCTCTGAGATTACTTGCTCCGGGATAAGCGCCGTTGAATAATAGACTGTTATTGGTTAAACTACCAATATGATTTCTCATTTCCCCTAGAGTCAAACTACTAATACTTTGATTCTGTGCATTGTATTCTAAATTAATAGGAACTTGATAAAAGCCCAGCGAAGATGTTTGATCGCTGTTTACAAAAATATCAACTTTGTCGCCTGCTTTAAGATATTTTGCATTTATCCAAATTTGCTTTTTGTTGCCTACGATGCTGTAGATTCTATATTTAGAACTGTCGATTTGTTTAAAGTTAATGTAAACTTTTAGATTAGGTATCTTTGTATTAGGCAACGGTGACACATCAATATCAAATGTATTCACCACACCATCGAAAATGTAACTAATATCTTGATACTGTGTAACTGGAGTAACTACCGTCGACCAAGGCTCTTTGTTTTGAAAACTATAATCGCTTTGTATTTCTCTAAGGTATCCAGAATTTACTTTACGAGTATAATCCTTTTTATCAAGTGTATAAACAAATGTATCGTCGTCGAAATTATTAACAAACTGTATATCGCCTATATTATTAAAATTTTTATACGATAAGCTGAAACCCAATACGGGATCTTTGGTGCCTGAGCCTATTTTATAACTGAATATTTTACATCCGTTAAATGCTGAAGTTACGCTACTAATCGGATAAACTTGTTTGTCACCAAAACTGATACCGTCGGCGTCCACTACGTCAAACAAAGGTGCTTGGTTGACTGTGGCCTTGGTTTGTCCTTGTATCCACAGTGTATTATTATAATAAAATGTTTTACCTGCGTTAGTCAATCCATTGAATACACTAACTGTATCGTTTTCTTGAACTTCACCATCAGTGGCTAACGTAAAATGTATTACAGGCTTAGTGCCGCTGGATAGATCTGTGTCAATGAAGTTTACTACCCAAATCTTTCCGCGTGTCGCAGAGTCCTCGTCGTTGGAAAAAATTATTCTCATTCCTTGAACTAAGTTTACTCCGTCAACATAGGCCGCAGTGGTCCCTTCGATTGTTAAAAATGGTTGTGTAATAGTAACGTCAAATAAATCAACAGGCTGAAGTCCCCTTAGTCCAAAATTAAACAGTTTAAGATTTGGATTAAATTCAATGATAGGTCTGACAGCTCTTTGGTCCTGATTATATACCGGTTGGCGACCATTATAAAAAGCGGCAGTGGCAATGACGTCTTTGTGGAACCAACGGTTTCGTCTACTCCAAGGATTCAAATCTCTACTTGCTCTGTTGATCATCAAGTAGTCTGGCGTAGTCAAACTTGTATTAGTATCAACATCAAGACTTCCATAGAATGCTTGACCTACAAAATACGGATACACAGGATTACTATCAACATCCTCAGTGGCAAAATATGCATAAGTTCCATTGGGGAAGTCTGGGGTGATACAAAATCTTCCGTTATACTGATCCAATGATCCGGATCCTGCCACATATGAATAATCTTCAATGAATGCACCAGGTAAGAATTCAAAAGTTAGTGACGCACCAGAATACAAAGTAACATTAGAATTTAATCTGACTTGATTAGATCCCAGTGGCAGTGCGGCAGGAACTTGTGGTCCAACTGCTGTAGTTTGTCCTGCATGCATTATCCAATAATCTTCAGCAACAAGCCCACCGCTGTTAACTGTTATACGCATACCCGGACTAAGACCAACTGCAGAACTCAAAGTTAGTGTATCTGTTACCATCGCATTGGCAGTGAGAGTCACCGTCTTAGATTCGGGTCTTCCTACGCCGCCAGCGCCGGCGGTATAGCTACTGCGCATGCGAACTACGCCGCTACTACTATCTGCGGGATTTAAGTAACCAAATGGACCATAGATAGGATATCCATCTGCGGCAAAGCCTATTATTTTACTATGACCGTCAGACTGAGTGTAACCACCGGTAAATCCTGACACATTAGCCCAAGCATTAGATGTAATAAATTGACTGTCACGATAGCTATATTTTCCGTTATCGTCTGGATAACCACCATAACTGTCTTGGCCGTTAATTAATACCGAGTTAGTATCGTAGTGCCAATCACTGTTTGCGCCGGGTACATACCAACCGTTTGATACACCGTTGATTATTATACCAGGCAGTGTCATGCCTATAAATCCAGTTTCTAATACTTTGCTAGCATGATCACCCTGTACGTCAAGGCCGCCCCTGTAAGGAGTAGTGTAATTTAATTCTTGTTCTATTATATAATTTGAATTATATCTGTTAGGAAAGTTTCCTGTTAGCACAGTGCTGTTGTCAGGAAAGTCCGTACTTGAAATAGTTAGAGCATCTTGAGCGGCATTAAGGTTAGCTTGAGCATTAAACGTAAATGCAGATTCTGGATTATAGTTGGATTTGCTGGCTGCAAAATTAACAACTAAATCATTTACTGATATCAAGGTTATAGCTTTGCCTACGCCTTCAACATAGTATTCTTTGTTTTGGTAAGTGGCTGGTATTACTGATACATCAAATTTAACTTTCAAGCCATTGGTAAATGTAACACCGTTAGGGCTTATGTAATTTTTCTTTCCTAGTATTTCATTATCGACATCTATATAGTTCGCGCCGATTTCTACTAGCTTAATTTTACCTACAGCAGTTTCTTCAGTACCACTTTGGTAGTATAATGTGTCTAGATTTGCAGTAATTAAAGGTATTTGTACCAACGATCCAGTATTTGTTGTGTACCATTGGGTATTTCCATAAACTGCACCCGATAGGATCGGAACTTTGTTATTTTCAGGGATGGCACTTTTGTATACCAGAGTAAGAATTAATTCTCCACTTTCTGTGTCAGTTACAATTTTTATTTGCCATATACCATAGCGTTGCGAAGGATCAACTGTGAGCCCGTAGTCGTACCCAACTACATCAAAACCACCTTCAGTGGCTCCATCAAATAGGCCGCCCGGATTCCAATCATTGTCTTCGGGGTAATATTGACCAAAAATAATGTATTTGTTATTTAGGTTAGCAAATTGTCCGTCGATGCCCCCGTACTTATTGTTAAAGACAGATAAAAGTTGTCCTTGTATTTCTATAAATTTTAGCGTGGTAACAAGATCAACTTGCTGTACCACAGGCATGTTAATGTAAAAATCTTGTGCGGTTTTAGTGGGCACATTAAAAGTCACTGTGCCTTGATCGTCGCCGTTATTAACAACTCCCAACACTTGTCTACTAGACAAGTTGGTATTAATCAGTTGTTTACCGTCAATGCCTGGATCTGTTTGAATCCAAAATTTATGTCCGGTTTGATTGACTTTAAACTGATATGTGCCGCCCCGGGCCAAGACTATTTCTGGATTATTAATATTTTCATAGTTGTTTATGTTATAAACTTTGTTAACTAAATCCAAAAAAGGAAAATATGTCTGTTCTAACTGTACAGATCCTGCAAATACATCCACTGGTTCTGGTCCGTCTGGTAACCAATAGTATTGTCCGTAGTTAACAAATGAATCAAAATTTATAAACGGATTATAGCTATAGTATTCGCTGTCCCAAAGTCTGTTGGGGTCGACGGTGTTACCGCCGTAAAAGTTTATTTTTTGTAGAGTTTCTGGATATGAGCAAGTAAATTCTACTTCGTCTGTTACAGGATTTCTAGTTACTACTGCAGGCTCAAGTTGGTATTCACTGCGTTCAATAGTGGGTTCGTTGATATATGAACCCAATGTGGTAAAACCTGGTGCAAATTTTCTACCAACATAACCGTTGATTGCAACTACATTTGGTTCAGTAACCAGCTGATCAAGTGTAGCATTTAGAAACTTTTGATTTGTTTCCGATTGAAATATAGAAGGTAAAAAATTAATAGTTTTTGTTACTGGCATTTTAATTTTAGTTTATTAATATATTTACCGCAGAATTTTGTTGGTTGATTTGGGCCGCAGTAATACTACTGATTACTTCTATGTTTTGTACTGTGGCCACACTGATTAATATTTCATCCGGCTGGCTACCTATCTGTTGTAGACTACCATAAACCTGGGATGTACTATTAGGAACAATAATCATGCTACTGATAGCAGGTGCCATTCTCTGTTGAACATAAGTTGCAAGTTCAGTGAAATAGAATGTTTCTCCAAAATCCCAATTTGTAGTAGCAAAAAATGCATTAATGTATGCTAATACCTGGCTTCTAATCTCGCTGTCGCTTAATGTTATATTAGCGTTTTTAATAACTTTAAACGTGGCCTGTAATTCTGAGCTTGCCTTATTTCCAAACAGCGGCTTGAATCGTGCGGCATTGTAAATTATTGCATCACTGACGCTTTTAAAATTCTCCAATGTGCTGAATTCTAATCTTAGGTCTTCGCTGTTTGGAGCAGTGGGCTTGTCAACTAATCCGGTGGTATCCAGTGCCCAAGCACGATAGTCGGCTTCATATTCTTTTGTAAGAACATACAAATCTATTAGATTATTTGGACTTGGATCTAATCTATTACTACCAGGAGAATTATGTTTGTATTGGAAATACAAACTTTGACGGCCAATTCTTGCAATATATTCGGTGCTTGCAACTAAAGTCCTTTCTGTGCCCGACACTGTTAGAATGTAGAATGCACCTTCTTGGGTCGTATAGAAAAGTTGTCCTTCTGCATAGTTATTAATGGCAGGAAGAATATCAATTTTTGTTGCATATGAGCTGTTTACCAGCGCATTATCTACGGGTTCATACAATACAAAATTGTTGTATCCGTAGTTCTTGATAAAGTAGACTAATTTTGTATCAGCATTTACATTGGGTTCAACAACCAGATTAAAGATATCGGGGTTGTCAGGAACACCATCATCATTTCTGTCAGCATAGGTTACAAGTACTTTACTAGAATCAACATACCCGTCTGATTCTACTGCCTGGTTATAGATAAACCAATTTACGTCTGATTCCAATGGGTAATTGGTATCAGGATCTCCATTTATTTTAAGAACATTTATACTGTCATTTACAGTAAGTCCTGTTACAGGATCAAATATTTTTGTGGCTCCGCTGAAATAAAATTTAGTTTCGCTAGTACTTTCAAATATGTAAGTTAGTTTTCTAATTTCACTGTGATAGATCTTACCGGTTACACTGAAATTTATTAACCAACTACTGTCCAAATTTTGATTGGTAATACTGCCTTGATTAGTTTGACTAAAAGGACTGATCGTGTCTATGTTTTGTGCAGTTACAACTTTAAACGTTCTAGTCAATTGATCATATCTTAGACCAAACTCAGTATAGCTAGTAATAAGACTGATAATCTGTGACTGTAGCTCTGTGCTGAATGTATTACTAAACGCAGGAATCACTGTGATGGCCTGTGCTCCAGTGGGCACATTTTCATTGAGACTTACAGGACCTTGACCGTTACTAAGATTACCTTGACTGCCGTTGGAGATCAAATTAGTCAAAGTAACATAAATTAATGATTTTCCATTTGACGGCACTAAACCAGATTGGGGTAGTGGTAATATCTCGTTGGCACTGTTGAAATAATTTCCGGTACCAGGACTAAAAATAACAATACTGTTGGGATTAATGTAACCGTTGTTTCCAGTTACGTTGCTGCCAATTTGCTGGGCATTGTCGTTGTTGTCTACAAAATATCCTGTACTGCTACTGGTTCCAACCGTACTACGGTTCCAATATAAATTTGTTAGATTAAATCTTGTAAATTTTTCATAGTAGAAATGTAGTAGAGTCTGACTACGAACCTGCGGCAATATTTGATTTTGAATAACTCTATTAATGTCAGCAGAAGTATTCCAAGTAAAATCTATGGTGGTGGTGTCATACTCTCTATAGAGAATGCCGTCATCAGCAAAAATATTAGTGCTGGAATATCGACCTGTAGTATCTTTAACATCCAAAAATCTACTTATACCCGAACTAGTTCTATTAACTGCCTTGGCTTTGCTGATCTGACTAAATGATGCATAAGGAAATGTATTATAGTCCTCGGCCGTGACCATTCGATTCTGCGTATAATATAATTGCGGTGCTTTTGTTTTTATATCTGCCACAGATTCTCTGGCCAGTGCATTAGCAACCGTATATCTAAGACTTGCCGTGATTGTAAGTGTTTCTAGTCTACCAATTTTACTAATGTAAGGTAGATTAATTACAATGCCCTGCATCTCGTCGGGAGTAATTTTATAACTTAGACCTGCACTGGTTCTAAAATACGATCTGTAACTGCCCTGTGGTATAGCACCAAAGGAGCCGTCTCCGAATATTAAATCAATCTGATCATTATTTCTACTAGAAACTTGATAACTTTTCTTTGCTGAATTATTGTTATAGATAATATTCATGCCGTTAACATTGGGCACTTGACTCCACTGGTCAGCAATAATGCCTGATGCATTTAATCCAAATAACCAAACATCAGTATTGTTAATATTGTCATAATTGATACTGATTACGTTATTAGGAATACTTTCAACTATTGTAAAATCGCTGTTCTGAAGAGTACCTTGTTTAAAGTACACAAAAAATCCTGTATTATTGCTGGCATTGCCCTGATTATCATTTCTATACAAAATATTCAGTGGAGCTCCTACTACTGGAGGTGCTTCATAGATATAGTCTTGATTCAACATTGTAGGGCTAACTATTTCAAAAGGCAGTGTAGCATTTTCTATCTGCGTTTGAAATTTGTACAATGGAGTCGTACCTGGCGGTAAGTTTAGATTATATTCTTCGTTGACAATGCTGGCAATTTTTTTACTGGCCGCAGGACGCCCTACTTGTTGATTAGTTGGCATGGCAGCATTAAGCACTGTTACAAACTGTTCATACCAATTAATATTAGTGCTGTCGCTCCATCTAATTATTAGATTGCTGAGATCTATGCCGTTACTGTCTCTGAGAGTTTCGGTGGTCTGTACACTGTCGAATTTTAAAAATCCTGTGGCCGCTTGATTTCTTTTTGGTACATAACTGACCAGTCTTGCTAGTTTTAATACGCTGTCTCGACGTTCCGCAGTGTCAATAAAGTTTTCGCGGGCATTTAAATCTGTTCTAAACGCAAGACTTTGACCTAAAAAGGCAATCATATCCACTAAAGCAATGAATTCACTGCTTTCTGTGAAATCGTTGAAATCTTCGGGATAGTAAATTCGTAGGTAGTCTATCATTGATTTACGCAGAGTTTGAAAATCATAACTCTGGAAATCAGCGTTTCTAAAACTTTCGTAGACTTTAGTCCAATCTTGGTTAACTAGTAGACTGTTTTGTCGTGTTGTGCTGGCCATAATTTTTCCAATTTTATATATTTATAGGAAAAATAATATGGTATTATAAAGCACTGGTCTTTGTAGCAGTTTTACTTTCTCTGTCAAATTTGAGATTGAGCAGACTGCGTTGATTTGTAGAAATGTATATCAAATCTATTTCAATTTGTACGCCGCGATCGTACTGTGTTATAACCACATTTTGAGCACCTACTCTGGGGTCGCTGGCTATAATTCGTTTTACGTCTTGTACAATGATGTTTCTTGTAGTATCGTCCAAGGGTTCAAATATTGTGTCCCAAATCACAGTGCCGAATTCAGGATTCATTAACTTTTCGCCTTTTCTGATATTAAAGCTATTGATTAAATCCTGTTTTACCAGTTCAAAATCCGTGAGTCTAAAACGCTTACGACGATTAACTGTGCTGAATCCATTGTATAGTGCCATACTGTATTTACCCTGAAATTGGCTTACTTGCATTACTGGCCTGTATTGTTGACACTTGACTTATGGCATAGCGGCCTTGATTATAGTATTGACTGGCTGTAGTACCGTTAGCGTCAGCGGCATTGATACCACCTTGAACAAATTTTGCTGTTGCTCCTGCACCCACTAAGTGACTGGAACTCAGTAACCCAGCTACGTCTGCAGGGTCGGTGTCGTTGGTTATAATGCCTTTTTTCTGTAGGCTAGCATAATTCTGCTTGGTATAGTTATACATTGCAGTTTCCTGCAGATCTTTGTTATTTAAAAATTCATCTAAGCTAGCGGGTTTTCCAGAGCCCCCTATCCAATTACTAGGATTGTTTAATGCTTCCGGAGTCTGTGGTGTCCCAGCTTTTACATAACCTAGGTCTTGCAGTGCAAGACTGCCCATTTGATATTTGCCTGCGTACCCAAATTGGTTTACTGCATCGTATTTTCCTGCGCT